GAAGAGATAACCAGCCAAACGTGTCCTGTATTCCAGAGGGGACGTATGCCTGCCAGCCATTTAGCGGGGCGCGGTTCAAAGACGTCATTCAGGTGATGGATGTGCCAGACCGCACGTTTATCCTCCTTCATGTTGCAAATTTCCCACACGACGTAGAAGGATGTATCGGTGTTGGGGATCGCTTTGTGTCAGATGCGCTAGAGCCTGCTGTTTACAACTCCAAAAAGACGCTGCAAAAGCTGATGGAGATATTCAACGGACACGAAGAAAGAATGACCCTGAAAATTACGGGTGTGAGGGCTGAAGTATGAAGTGGGACGCGATCAAAGGTTTAGTGGGCGCGGTAGCACCGACCATAGGAAGTGCCATAGGAGGCCCAGTAGGGGCCGGAGCGGGGAAAATACTCGCACAGGTACTTGGGGTACCAGCAGAGCCACAAGCCGTTCAGAAGGCGCTCAGTGAAGCCTCACCGGAACAACTAGCCGAGATCAAGAAAGCCGACCTTGCCTACAAAACCCGTCTTGCAGAGTTAGAAGTAGATATCTTCGAGCTTGAAACTGCCGACATCCAAGACGCCAGAAAGAGTGGTGACTGGACGCCCAAGGTTCTCGCATTGTTAGCCTTCCTGTTCTTCGGTGGGTATGTGACCCTTGTTACCGTTCAACCGCCAGATGCCAACTCAGAAGCGGTGATAAACCTTGTCCTGGGATACTTGGGAGGGGTGGTATCAGCGGTGGTGTCATTCTACTTCGGCGCAAGCCACAAGGCAGACAAGTGAGGGGGGTTCTGCTGTTCAACAAAGATGGCACGATCTACGCAGGCCAAGTCCATACGATGTCCGATGGCGTGGTTCATACTGGAGCCTTGCACAACCCGACAAGCCGAAAACTTTTCTATTATCACCAGCTATCACCACAAGCTAAGATCCGCGCCCTAGAGGGGATGGTGGAGCGATTCGACAGTCCTGACCGAACCAAGACGAGTTTCAACAACTGATGGCAGACACAGCGAAGCGAAAGAACCCCGAGATATGGGAGAGGGCCAAAGCAAAAGCCAAGCGTAAGATGGGCGGCAAATGGTCTGGTAGGGCTGCGCAGTTAGCGGTCACTTACTACAAAGACATGGGTGGCAAGTACGAAGGCAAGAAGAAAGAGACATCACTGAGCCGCTGGACGGATCAAGACTGGGACTATGTGGGCGAGAAAGGTCAGGGCCGGTATCTACCAAAAGGTGCGCGGGATTCTCTGTCATCGGGACAGAAGGCAGCAGGATCAAGAGCCAAAAACAAAGCCTCCAAAGGGGGCAAGGGCAAGGCTTCGTATACTGAGGCAGAGCGCAAAGCAGTTAGGCGAGCAACAAAGAAATGAGCAGACCCCTCAAAGAGATTGACTGGGAACAAGTTGATGAGATGTGCCGCATCCACTGTACGGGAGAGGAGCAGGCAGCAGTTCTAGGTATCGACTATGACACCTTGAACCGAGCCTGTAAGAGAGAGCAGGGGCTAAGTTTTACGGAGTATTTCAAACAAAAGAGCGCATCAGGGAAAATGAGCCTAAGACGTAGGCAATACACCAAGGCCATGGACGGTGATAACACCCAGTTGATATGGCTCGGCAAGAACTGGTTGGGACAGTCAGACCAGCCAGAAGTAGAAGCGCAAGACCTGCCACCAATCGTTATCGAGAGGGCGGGTGAGGCTAACTAAGCCACAAGATGACATCTTCTTCAGTGACTCACGGTTCAGGGCGGTGGTCGCTGGTAGACGATTTGGGAAGACGTTTCTGTCTACCCATGAGCTTCTTCGTGCTGCCCTAGAAGGCAAGAACAGGAACTGCTGGTATGTCGCGCCGACCTACAAGGCTGCAAAAGAGATAGCTTGGGACATGCTGAATGAGGCTTTGCCTGCTGGGTATATCAGTAAGCGGAACGAAACCGCACTATCGCTGACGCTGAAGAATGGTTCTACCATATCCCTCAAAGGGGCAGAGAAGCCTGACAACCTCAGAGGGAGGGCGTTAGACTTTGTGGTGCTAGACGAGTTCGCAGATATGCGGAAAGAAGCGTGGTACGAAGTGCTGCGGCCCAGTCTGTCGGATCGTTTAGGTTCTGCCTTGTTCATTGGAACACCGAAGGGGCGTAACCATTTCTATGACATCTGGACGCGAGGCGTCGATGAGGAGGAGGGCTGGGAAGCCTTCCAGTATACGACCATCGAGGGCGGCAATGTTGATGAAGCTGAGATCGAGGCAGCGCGGAATGACCTAGACGAAAGGACATTTAGCCAAGAGTATCAAGCCAAGTTCGTTAACTACTCCGGCATCATCTACTACGCATTCAGCCGAGAAGACAGCGTGCGGAAGGGTTACATGAACGACCAGCTACATATCGGCATGGACTTTAACCTTGACCCTATGAGCGCAGCTGTGTGCGTGAGGGAGGCGGATACGATCCAAGTGATCGACGAGATCGTTATTTATGGGTCAAACACCGATGAGATGGTGGACGAGATAAAGCAAAGGTATGGTGACAGGCAAATCACTATCTACCCTGACCCAGCCAGCAAGCAGAGAAAGACTAGCGCGGGAGGGAGGACAGACCTATCAATCCTCCAGAACGCAGGGTTTTCGGTAAAGGTGCGGAACAGTCACCCCGCAATCAGGGACAGAATCAACAGCGTGAACAGCAGGCTACGCTCCACCAGTGGAGTGCGGTCTTTGTTTGTTGACCCCAAGTGCAAGCAGACCATCGCTTCGCTTGAACGACACACTTACAAGGAAGGCACTAGCCAACCCAACAAAGATGACGGCTATGACCACATGAATGACGCGCTAGGGTATTTGGTCGAGTACCTATACCCGATTCGTAAGCAAAGAGAAATTGAACAACCAGTGAGGTGGAGCTAGTGGCCAGCAATATCGAGTATCAACATCCCGACTACGATGCCAATGAGAATAGGTGGGAGCTATATGTTCGCTCATACCTTGGGGGTGAGGAGTATCAGGCAGGCAACTACCTGACCGGCTACTTGAACGAGTCAGAGAACGAGTATGCCCGACGCATACAGTTGACCCCGATTGATAACCACTGCCGCAACGTGGTGCACATCTACAGTTCGTTCTTGTGGCGCACTCCCCCTGTTCGCGTGTTCAATTCGCTGGCAGGCAACCCCGCTTTGGAAGCCGCTTTGAGAGATGCCGACTTGGACGGCGCAAGCCTCAACAGTTTTATGAAGCAGGCCCAGATATGGTCATCGGTTTATGGTCACGTCTGGATTCTTGTGGATAAGCCAGAGTCCAACGCGCAGACGAGAGCGGAGGAGCTAGACCAAGACATACGGCCCTATCTGTCCCTATTCACGCCTGAAAACGTCTTCGACTGGAAGTGGGAGCGCACGCCCTCTGGACGCTTTGAACTCACATACCTGAAGCTCAGGGAAGCGGTAGACCGTGAGAACGCCACAACGAAGGTTAGTTACTACCGCATCTGGCGCAAGGACACGATCCAGCAGTGGAAGTCTGACGGCGACAAGGAGCAGATGGTTAGCGAGATCGACAACCCACTGGGCAAGATTCCCGCGGTCTATCTACCTGCTCAGCGCAGTGTGACCCGTGGTGTGGGGGTGAGTGACCTGTCAGACATCGCCTACATGCAGAAGGCTATCTACAGCGAGCTATCAGAGATTGAGCAGCTAATAAGGATTAGCAACCACCCATCTTTGGTTAAGACCTACGACACAGATGCGAGCGCGGGAGCGGGTTCTGTTATCAACGTGCCAGATGACGCAGCCGAAACCATGAAGCCGTTTCTGCTACAACCCTCTGGTCAGAACATCAACAGCATCAGGGAGTCCATCAAAGACAAGGTGGAATCTATCAACCGCATGGCCCAGATGGGTGCTGTACGCGGAACAGATGCGAAGACGATGTCAGGCATTGCTATGCAGACCGAGTTCCAAATGCTAAACGCCAAGCTATCGGAGAAAGCCGACCTGCTAGAGTTGGCTGAGGAACACTTGTGGACGTACTTCTGCAACTGGTTGGACGTAACGCCAGACGTGGAGGTGTTCTATCCTGATTCCTTCGATATCCGAGACTACGACAAAGAGCTTGAGTTCTTGCAGAAGATGAAAGCCAGCGGTGTCAGATCAGTGACATTAGCGCAAGAGCTAGACAAGCAGATAGCCGACCTCGCCCTTGATGATGACAAGTTGGCGCAATCTCATGTGGAGATTGAAGGATCAGCGCAGGTTCTAGGGCAGTTCCCAGTGGTGGATAACAACCAGTAATGGCGGCACCTGATGACTACGCAGAGTTCCTAGAGCGCCTAGCTTTACAGCATCAGCGTCGATTGGCCGATGCTCTGCAAACGCTAGAAGGCCGTCTTGCTGGTTATATGCAAACCGCGCCTGCTACGGATGGCGAATTGTTTGATATGGAGTGGGCTTTATCCGCTCGCTCAGAGATCAGGCAAGCGATGGAGGAAGAGTATCTCGCGGAGGTGCAAGATATCCTTGGTGACTATCAAGAGGTGGCTCAACAGCAGCTGGACATGCTCAACACCTTTGGGCAGTTCACCAGAGTCCCGCCAGAAGTTATCTCAGGGCTACAACGGCAGTCCTTCCAAGGGTTTGAGGCGTTAGCCTCACAGCAGCTAGATGTCCTATCCAATGGA